GACGCCAGGCCGTCGCTTTTCAAAAAAAGATCATGGACCTGACCTGCATGTTTGCGGTGGCTTTTCGCTGTATTCATGACATGATCCTATTCATCATCACAATGAGTGACTCAATACGTGTAGCTCTCTGTCACCATAAGGGGGGGGTGGTATACCCGCACCCCCCCTCCATGGTTACTTATTGCTACCTTGAATGCCAGGCCGACCCATGTCCGTCATCTAGCCGTTCGGATCCTTCACGAGTCCGTGTGCGGTCAGCTTGATGTGCATCTCGGGTCCCGCCCGGTAGACCATCCATCCCTGCCTCTGCGTCTCGTCCTCGTCCCTGACTGGGGGTTGGTCGAGGGTTAGGGAGAGTGATGGCTGGTAGATGGTGACTCTTCGGGTGGTCCCGTCGCTGTAGGTCAGGGCGAGGGTGAGTTCAGTGGGGTTGGCGGGTTGTTCTTTCTCGGTCATGACTCCTCCATGATCTCGATGCCGTAGTGCTGGCAGGCGGTTCGGATGGTTGGCCCGTTGAGGGTGTGGACGTCGGGTGGTGTGTTCTTGTCTCGGGTGAAGATCAGGGTGCCTTCGCCGAGGAGGGTGGTGTCTAGCGTGTCTACGTTCTGGTTGATCTTCGATACCCGGAAGAGACCGTCGCAGACGACATCACCGTCTGTGATCCGGATGTCCTCGACGATTCTTTGGTCTTTCATCTCTTGGAAGATCTCGATGACATGTCCACCGGATAGGTGGGGCAGGAGCGCGATAGGTCCTTGGCCGATGTGGATGGATGTCTTGACGGTCCAGGAGAGAAGACCGAGTGTGCCTTTCGTGATGGTGAGGTTCCCGGTGAATCCGACGTCGCCGATCTCGATGATCACGTTTTGGATGGTGATCGAGTCCATGGTGCTTTCCCCCTTGCGTTGCTGTGGTTCTCTACCACCGTTTGGTGGTGTACATGGTGGGTGTTGGTTGTTCGGCGAGGCTGCTCTTGCCTCGTTGTTGGTTGCAGGGTCGGGGTGCGCCGTTGTTGATCGCGATGCAGTCTGGATGCCGGCATGGTCCCGGGTGTCCTCCACGGGGGTTGACGCCGTGGGATGGTCTGAATCGACTCCAGTGCGGGACCTGGTCTGGGTCATCCGCGATCGTGACTATGTGGTCTGCTTCGGTGGCTCCCTGGTGTCCGCAGATGTGGCACATGGTGCCGTTGCCGGCTTCTTGCCAGCGGATCCACATGAGCTGCACGGCTTCTCGGTAGGCGCGGCCTTTGCGGGGGTCTCCGGGCTTACTCATCGTGGCCGTGCCCGGGATACGCGGTCATGCGTCACCGCCTGCGACGACTGCACCGGATCGGCATCCGTAGGGCGAGCACCCGTCCGGGTCGCCGTCTTCGAGGTCCTGGTCGGCGATCGCGTCGAAGATGTCGCCCTGCCGCTCGGCCCACTCGCGGGAGGTCACCCGGTCGATGGGGGCGATCGCCAGCGGCACGCGGGATGAGTGCAGGAACGCCTGGCCGCCGAGCGGGATCTCCCGGGCGCCGCCTTTGCGGATGGCCTCGTCGAAGGCCACAGCGTCGGCCCACTCGTCGGGGTCGTTGTCGCGAATATCTCGCCACTGCCGGTTGCCGTGGTAGGGGCAGCCGACACAGGCGCTTTTCGCGACCGTGTCCCAGCCTGCCCGGCGTAGCCACCGCTGGCAGTCGGCGCGGCTCATGCCCAGGTCGAGCAGCGGGTACCGCTTGGTGATGTAGGAGACGGTGTCCTTGTCGGAGACCCGGGTGATCTCATCGGTGGAGAACCCGATCCACTGCTCGCAGATCCGGCCCTTGGGGACCCGTTTGAAGTCGGGGGGCGTGGCGCCGAGGAGTTCGCGGACCTTCCGACCGATCGGCGCCAGCTTGTACTCCGAGGTGCACTGCCGGCGGCCCATGCCCTTGCCGTCGTCCCAACCGGTGCCCCGGCAGCGCCGGCATGCGACCTGGCCGGGGCCTTCGGGGTCGTCGACTCGTCCGGTGGCTCCGCACGGATCACACGGTCCCGGCGGGTTCTGGACGAAGTAGGGCACCGAGGCGTACCGGTGGGCGGGGTTGAGGGAGTCGGCGCGGAGGTTGCCGCTGGAGACGATGTACAGCGGGATCCCCGCGTCGGTGAGGACGTCGCGCAGGCGCAGCAAGTGGGCGTAGACCCGCTGGGGTTCCCAGCCGGTGTCGGCGAACACGGCCCCGTCGAGACGGGGAAGCTCGCCGCTGGCGGCCATCAGGGCGAGGATGGTGGACTGCACCCCGGCGCCGAGCGACAGCAGGCGGATCGTGGGGACGGCCCCAGCGTCGGTGAGCGTCATGATGCCGCTCCGATCGGAAGGGCGTCCTGCAGGCGATGGGCGATGGCCTCGCAGTAGCGTTCGTCGGCCTCGATCAGGACCGCTCGGCGTCCGGACAGGCCAGCGGCGACTGCAGTCGCACCGGAACCCGCGAACGGATCGAGAACCAACCCGCCGGGTGGGCAGGCGTACCCGATCAGAACCGCGAGCAGGCTGACCGGCTTCTCGCATGGGTGGACCGCCCCGCGTCGGTGCATCGACGGTGCGTCGATCACCGAGGTCATCAGGCGCGTGCCGTCATCGGTCCAGGCACCGGTGCGGTACACGCCGCGCTGGGAGATTTCCTTGGGCCCCTGCTTGACGATCCGGCCCCGCTCCACCACTCCCGTGGTGACTCGCTGCGGGCAGCGGTAGAGGTCCGACCAGCGGCCACGGTAGAAGTGGCCGACCTGCTCGTGGATGCGCCGAAAGCGGTCGGCGTTCGGCCCGGACGCGTTGTGCTTGCGCCAGATCGTGTCGTGGCTCAGCTTCCACGGGGCGAACTCGGCGGCGCGGCCCATGAACATCCGAAGGGTGCCGAAACACCACAGCGACGACGCGATCCCCGCGACGACGGCCGGCCACCCGTCTGGCCACCGGTCCCAGGCCAGCGAGGTCTCCTGGTAGGGAGGATCTGCGATCACGCAGTCCGGGTGGGCGTCGAGGGCCGGCAGGATCTCCCGGCAGTCGCCGCAGTAGAGGGTCACCGTGTCGTCGGCGTAGTACGGAGCGTTCATGCGGCGGCTCCGAACACGTCGAGCGGGTAGAGGGGAGACCAGGTTGCGGGGACCCGTGGTTGGGTGCCGTCGTGGCGTGGTCGCCTGGCGTGGGCCGTGGTCAGCGCACGCCACCACCGGGCGATCACTTGCCGGCTGCAGCTTCTCGTTTCCGTCTGGCTGAGATCAGGTGGAGCACTAGCCAGGTCGAAAACGATGCGGCTGCAGGTGCTAGTAGTGGCATGGGCAGGCGGGAGAGGTAGTCAGTCCAGGGTCGGGTTCCTGGGTCGTCGTCGAAGGCATGCACGATCTCTGCTGCGACGACGAGGCCGGTTCCGGTGAGGAATGCTGCGTTGCGCCAGCGGTCCAGGTTCTTGATGTTCATGGGTCACCTTCCCTTCTCGTTGATCGATTTTAATTCGCTGACCAGTCCTCATCCTGGTCATCTAGTGGCCGCACTCGCCCGGCCGGAGCCGGGCGGGCACGGTCACTAGATGGTCAGGCTTCGAACCTGGTGTTTCCCCGTTTGCGGCTGATGGCGATCGCGACAAGTCCGGCGATCATCAGTGCGGCCCCGACCATCAGCAGCACCACCATGTTGTTGCCGGTCACCGGGAGCTGGTCTTCAGCAGCCGTGGTGCTGTTTGTGGCCGATGGCGCTGTCGTGACGCCTGCCGGGGTGCTGGTCTCGTCGACCATGGCAGTGGTCGTGGTCGTGGTCTCGCCGGCCGGTTCGGTGCTGGTCTGCGGGGGAGGTGAGGTGAAGCGGGTCGGGCAGGGCTGGATGGCGGTCCAGTGCACCGTCTTGTCGGAGTCTCGCGGGTCTTGCGCGTAGCAGGTGTAGTGCGTTGCCGCGTGGTCCGGGGTTGCGGTCGGCGATGGCCGGTAGGTGCTGGTTTCCGCGACTGCGGGTGTGGCGATCGCGAGGGTTCCGGCAGCGGTGATCCCTGCGAGTACTGCGGTGATCTTCTTCATGGTTGCTCCCTGGTTGTGATGGTGTCGGGTTGTGGTTACCGGCGTCGCTTGTGGCGCCCCCGTCGTTGTTTCTTGTCGTCCTTGCATCCCGCCTTCCATTCGGGTCCGTCTCGACGCCACACGCATATGCCTGCGGCTGCTTGTTGTTCCGCGAGCCATGGTGTGCCGTCCATCAGGATGGTGTCTTTCGCGTAGGTGCCTTCTGGGTTGAGGGAGACCAGTCGCCCACATAGCATGCATTTGGCTCCGGTGAGTAGCTCGATGGCAAGTCCTTGCACGGCATCGTCGGGGCTTCGCTGGTCGCTGATGGTGACCCTTGCCCCTTGGTACTGCGCGTAGGCATACCAGCCGGCTTCCTCTGGTGGGACGTTGTCGTGTAGGTATCCGATCTCGAGATTGGTTGCTCCGGTCCTCCCGATTAGGTTGACTGCAGCGATGACTGGGTCGTCTTGGGCTTCGACCGCCGCATCGTAGTGGGTCACTGTCCGCCCCTCACCCGGAGTTCCTTGAAGTCCTGGTAGTAGGCGAGATCGGCGACTTCAGCGGCTTTCGCAGCGATGTCAGCTGCGGTGTCTGCGGCCTGGTGGTACTCGGCTGCTCGGGTTGCGGCTGACTTTGCCCTGGCTCGCAGGATGAAGGCTCGGGCTTCGGCTTCTCTGGCGATGTCATCCGCCGTGACGGCCTCGCGTGCAGCTGCTTCGGCCTCGATGGCCGCGTCGTGGGCTGTGTTGGCTGTGTCGATGGCTGTTTGCTTCTTGTCTTCGGTTGTTAGGTGTTGGCTCTGGTAGGTGGTCATGATGGGTTGTCTTCCTGGGGTGTTGATGGGTCGGTGTGGTGCTTGGCATCTTCGTCGGCGTTGAGGACACGACACATGGTGGGAGGTCCAGACCACGCGTAGACGGTGTGGTGCTTGGCATCTTCGTCGGCGTTGATAGCTTCGGAGTAGGCGATTGATGCCTTGACTGCCGCTTGTGCGGCTGCGATGGAAACGCGTTGGGCGTTTTCTGCGTTGATAACGGCCTCGACGTATGCGTTCCATGCTGCGGTCACTGGGTCGTCTTCGGTGGTCATTGTGACTTTTCCTGTTGGGTTGCCTTGAGATTCTTGATGCAATCCGCTCTCTGCTTCTCGTCTATCCGGGTTGCCCGTGACAGCTCGTCGATGAGGACTTCGGTGATTTCGGTAATCTCGGATGCGCTCCGTTTGCCCGGGTCGGCGAGGAGCCTTAGGACCAGGTCGACCCGGTCCTCGGCCAGGGCCTCGCCGTCCGTGAGGTTGCTCTTCCTGCCTGCCCGTGCTTCGGCGGTCCTCGCCTGCCTTGCTGCGGTCGACCATCTTTCAGCTGTGTCTGATTCGTGGTTCCATTCGTCGTCTGATCCGGTGGCGAATGCGTTCATGGCCGCGATTCGGTGGTCTGAGGCCAGGATCGATATTGCTTTGGCTATGGCTTTCCAGTTGGTCAACGGTCTGTCCCTTTGGTCACGGTGCGTGATTAGGCGTCGATGATGAGTTGGGTCACCTCGGCTGGCACGGAGCGTGTCTTGGAGGGCACTACGTATCGGTAGATCTGCTTCGCTGCGGTTGCTTGCATTCGTCCTTGGTTGCTCAGGCGGTAGTACCTTCTCCTCCTGGACTGGATCTCCCTCCATGTGTCATGTGCGTACCCTCTCTTAACGAGCCGCTTCAAGATCGGGTGGATGGTGCCGGTCGGTATTCCGGTGGCGTTGCTTAGTTCGTAGGCGTACATCCCGTGCTTCATGGGCTCGTCGCCCAGCTCTCCGGTGGTCGCCCGGAGGAGTGTGGTCAGGATCACCACTACTTGTGGTGTCATCCGTAGGTCGCTCACGGCGGCTGACTCTATCTCGTCGGATGACTAGATGTCTAGCTATTCGGCATCGGCCGTTGCGGTGATCTACATCGATCTGTGCGGGTGGCGTGTCCGGTGTCCGGGTGGTCGCTTCGTGGCCGACCACCCGGAAACCCGCTGAGATCCCCTCTAAGGCGATGGAATCTCGTACCCTAGACGAGGGTACCAACGGCGCCCGTTAGGCCCTCAGCGTTGCTCTCGCGGTCCGGGCGGGGCATCCGTGGAATGCTCACGGCATTCCGATCCGGCATCGGGGTCAACGGCAAGCACCATCCGCCCGGCCCGATGGCACTCCACGCACCAGCCCAGCCCCGACGGATCCACGCGACGACGCACCGAAGCTGCATCCCTGGCCCGGTCGGAGCGCAACCACTCCGGCCGACGGAACACTTCCGGCCTCGCTCGCGGACCGATTCGGCGACGGAGATCGTCGAGGAGCTGGTTCACCTCGTCCGCGCGGTCCCGGGTCCCGACGACCTCCACAGCCCGAGCCTCGGTCGCCCGCTCCAATGCCCGATCACGGATCTCGTCCCGCGCCCTTTGCCGACGATCGAGGTCCATCGCATGGGACGCCTCGATGACGTGGGCCGGACGGATCCTCCCCTCGGTGCGTTCTGCGTAAAAGCGTGCTACCGAAATGAGTGCATCTTCGATTTCGATTGGAGGCTCTGCGACATTGAGCGCTTCGTGCCAGGCCCGGATGTCTCCCTCGCCGACGGTCCGTTGGTCGTACGCGGCGCACTTCGCCAGGATCCGTGCTACCTCATCAAATGTAATCACGCTGACATTCCATCTTCTATTGCTGGGCGGGCACTATCGTTTAGTTGTTTCATTCGTTCTTCTCGGCTTACTTTCTCTCCGGCCGCCAGGGCCTGTGCTATTCGTAGGTCGGTCGTTGACTGACCATTGAGTGGCTTTCCGTTTGTTTGTTTGTTTTGGTTTGGCGTCTTGTTGGCGTATTCGTCGACGAGCGAGGGGAGTACCGATGGTCCGACTCCCCGGGTCCTTAGTTGCGACATTCCGGCCCTGATCTCATCGTCGGTGTATCCGTCCTTGGTGAGCTGATGTATTTCGGCTGCGAGCCTTTCGGCTTGCTTCGTGGGTATGCCTCTCGGTGAGTTGTTTCGGTATTCGGCGAGGAGAGATTCGACCCTGGTTGGCTCGCTCGGTTCGCCCGCGCGCTCTTGACCTTGAGGAGACCTACTAGAGGTACCACTAGTACTTATTGGGTCGGGTCGGGAGTGTGCCCGCGTGCCAGCCGGCGCGCGGGCACGTACGCGAGTACTATTTTGTAACGGCGTTACAGGATCGTCTTTGTCCTGGTCAGAGCGTTTCTCTCTCCACTTCGCGACGCGTTCGCGGTTGCCTTGGCGTCGCCCCAGGACCTTCGCGCGTGACTCCTGATAGTGGGTCCAATCGTGGTACGCGAGGCTTCCATCCGCCTCGCGCGACCAGAGCCCGACGTCCACGAGCCACCGGACGAGCGTCGGCGTGCCCAGTTGATCTAGGGCGTCCTGCTCGGTGAAACGCCCGTCCGTAAGGTGCCTCGTGCAATACATCCCGACCGCTGCCCAGAGGCCTACGGCAGCCAGCCGATACCTTTTCGGAATCCTCTTGACCTTGGGATGATCGTAAAAGTCATCATCGATACGGAACCAGGTCATCAACTATCACGGCCCTTGAGCGTGGTATTGCGGGCTTTCCACCATCCGCCAGGTATCTCGCGATTACGGCTGGATTCCCGGAGGACCTTCCCGTTCGGTAGCGCGACCTCATGCCCGCACGTCTGGCACGTCGCCGAATACCACGAGAGTTTCAATTCTTCGCCGGTTTCGTGGTTAACCGGCGGGGTAGGGTCTGGGGTCAGGTACCCCTCTCCGCACTGTCGGCAGGTTCCGATCACCTCATCAGCGGCCCTGGCGCGTAGCCAAGCGGCATCGTTGACCCAGTATCCAGACCGGTCGATAATCGTCTTGTATAATCCTTCGTGCCTTGCGCTTTTGATAAGTGCGGTTGGTTGAGGGGCTTCCATGGTGGCTCCCTTTCCCGGGCCGGGTGCCGCCCCGTCCACTGCGGGGCGGCACCCGAGGTGATCTACAGTTCCGGTTCGCTGAAGTCTGGGCTTCCGATCCGGCTTTCCTCGTCGAGGTCCATTTCGTCCTGGTCGTCTTCGTAGACCTCATCCATCAGCGATGGTTGGGTCATCTGTCCGGTGCGTTCCCGGCGTGCCTCGTCAAGCATCTCCCGGGCCTTGTCTGCGGATGCCCCGGTGAGTGGTTCGATGGCCACGAACTTGACCGTTGGCACCCTGGTGCCGCCGTCCTGGACATCCGTCTTCACGAACTTGGTCTCGACCAGGCCCACCACGACTCTCCGGGCTAGGCCGTGCTCCACCAGGTCAAGACGGATGGCCTCAAGGCCGTTGGACTCCCTCTCGTCCTTCCGGAACGTTCCTGAGATGTTGACAACCATCAGTGATCACCCTTCTCTTCGGTCCCGGCGCCGCTCGGCTCCGGGATGAACACGGGCCATGTTGTCTTGGCGATAGCGGCCCGGTTGCGGTCTGGCATCCTGACTATGGGCTTCCGGTAGGCGTCGAGCATCATCGTCAGGATCCACACTGCGTCAGCCTCGTTGTCGTTCTTAGGCGCGAAACCATGCGTGCGCGCTGCGCTGACGACGTCGTCCTTGCTGGCGTTGCCTTTTCCGGTGGCGTACACCTTGACATGGGTAAGGTGCGGCGAGGCGACGGGTACCCGACGGGCCGCGAGCCGGTAGACCAGCACTGCCCGTAGGGCCGCGAGGTCCAGGTCAGCGGTCCCGTGCCCCTGATACTTGATCTGGCCTTCGATCGCCGAGCAGGTATCCCCTGGCTCGACATACGAGAGGACCTCAGCCGCGATCTTCTGGTGCCGGGGTGCGTTGCCCCAACCGTGCGCGTCTTCCCTCGGTTTGGTTGTCTTGATGGTTGTTACCCAGATGCGGCGGTTGCGCCACACGGCGAGGCCGGTAGCGGTCAACGAGTGGTCGATCGCGATGAAGGTAGTCATCGGGTCTTCCTTCTCCTCGGGCTGATGTGGCCGGTGTGCCAAGACCCGCAGTGCTTGCACCGGTAGGCCTGCTGTGCGGCCTCGGCTGCCCCTTGCGTGACCATCCGGTCGATCGCCGCGATGGCTGCCTCATGGGTTGTGTACTTGGTCTTCCCGTCGCAGGCTCTCCCTTTCGTGCCCATCAGCTGTCCTCGGTAGGGACTTCGGCCACGACGGGCCACTCCTCCGGGCCTACCTCGTATGGCTGGTCTCCGGCCGGTTCCTCGGTAAGCACCGGTTCTGGCGCAGCCTCCGGTTCCTGCAGCTTCGCCAGCCTCCGATCAAGCTCGTCGATGATCCGGATGCCCTCGCTCGCGGACAGCTCAGTCGTGCTGGCGATGTCACGGCCGATGATCAAACTGATCTCAGTCAAGCATTCCTTGCGTTTGCCGATGCTGAGATCCCTCAGCATCGCGATGATTTTGGTTCGTTGTTTCTGGCTGATGTCCGGCGTCTGGACCACCGGTGCTGGGTTGTCTTCCTGGTTGCTGGCGGAGACAGCGGGATGGTCCTGGTCGAATTCAAGGTCCGGCTCCTCCGCGTCAACCATGATCGGCTTCTGTTTCGGTGAACGCACCGTCCTGGTTGCCGACCGCTGGCCGGACGTATCGCTGAGCTGCTCGACCGTTGCTATCCCCTTGATGACGTCCGACGCGATGCGGTCACACACCCGGCCGGCCGCACGAGCCCACAACATGTCCTGTGGCACGGTCCCATACGACTTGTTGGCTGATACCCAGCCTGCCCGGCGTGCCTGATCCATCGTCACAGTGACACGTTCGGGATGCTGTGTGCCCTTCCTCCGGCCGCAGACAACGGCCCGGGTGTCTGTGAGGTCCTCGGTCCATACCTCATGCCCCTTGGATTGCACAAGAGCCACCATCATCTTGGCGTACATCCCGGGACGACCGTGCACGACGTAGATCTGTTGCAAGCTGGTCAACGGATCCAACCCGAGCGTGATGCCCTGAAGCACGGCGCCGGTGGCGTTAGCGATCGCTACTCTCCGAGCCCGTTCGACATCCTCCGGGGTTGCCCGCGGGTCGAGCTTCGGCTTGAACGTCGCCGGAATGAACGGCGTATCGATCAGTGGGGCAACGAGCGCGCTTGCCGAGCTTGCAGCAACAACCCAGTCCTTGAGCCGGCCCAGAGCTTCCGTTGTCGCGTCGGCCGGGAAGTACGCGGGTGCTGGCTGCTGTGTGAGTTGTCCGACCGGATCGGTCGGGACGATGTCCATGCTCATCGATTCTGATCCTCTCTGACCAGCCGGAAGGTGCTGGTGGTCGGTGGCACGATCGGAGCGCCAACCAAATCCCGGAACCCGGCCACGAACCGACCTACCTGCTTGACGTACAGGAACTGCTTGTGCTGCTGTTCACCGGCTTCCACCGGGATCAGGTCGTAGCCATCGGCCCGGATATGCAGACCAGCACAGTAGTCGACCTTGACCGGTTTGATCTCTTCCCCCTCGACGAGCCACTTGTCCGCGAGCCGGTAAGCGGCAAGCTGCAATACGATGTCCTCGAAGATCCCTGACCGCGTCGTCTTCAGGTCAACGAGGACAAGCTTGCGGCCCTTGCCCGGGATATTCATCCACGCGCAGAGGTCCGCGGTCCCGGCGTACCCCCATCGGTAGGACACGCACCCGAACTCAACATGCACGGGTTCGATCATGAATTCATCCATGAACCGCGCGTACGACTCGACGTGCCCGGCGATCACGTCCGGGACCTGGACCGTCTCGCCGGCAGATAGCTTCTCGGCCGCCTGGTGCACCTCGGTGCCCCGCCGACCGGCCGCATCCCGCTCCTCGTACCGGGCACCCTGCAAGCGCTTTAGCCGCTTCGCTGGCGGAAGGTCTGACAGCGCATCCCACTGATCCACCGCATGTTCAGCGGTAGCGTTAGCGGCCCAGTTGATCAGGGCGGGTTTCGGCAATCCGTCTCCGATGATCGTGGTTACGCCAGGCACCCTCTGCCCGGCCGCGTCCTTGTAGTAGTGACCCTTGGCGGTCTCGTACCGCCGGATCGGCGCGAGGAAACTACTCATCTCATGACCTCTCTGTTACGGCGCGCGTCTGCGCGCCGGTCTTCGAGTTGTCCTCTCGGAAGGATCCGATGACGTCTTCGTCTCGGATCCGGTAGTGGCCTCCTGGGGTTCGGTACGACTTCAGCAACCCAAGGCGGCACCATCGGGACACCGTCCTGTGATCTACCCGTATCAGATCGGCGACTTCACGCACCGTGTAGACCTTGTCCATGAGACAACCCTCTCTTACCCGGCCGGGTGCCCGCCGCGCCTGAGGCTGCGACGGGCACCCGGGGTCCAGTCCTGTTACTTCTTGCCGGCCGCAAGCATCAACGCGTTGAGGCCTTGTCCGATCAGCCTCGGATCTGCTGGTGACGGGACCCCGCGGCCGCAAGCATCAACGCGTTGAGCGCCTTGTCCTCCATCTCGCTGGCGGTATCCCCGCTGTCCTGCCGCTGGGCCACCGCGGTAACCGCGTGCATCACTCCGCCAGCGGTCGGGGATCCGCCCCGCACGAACGCGCTGAGGATCTCGCTTGCCTGAACCTCGTTGAACCCGAGCCGCTTCGAGACCATCTCTACCACCGGTGCCGGCTCGGGAAGGTCAACGCCGGAAAGCTCAGCGATCTTCTTGACCTGCTTCTCGACGTATCCGACACTCAGGAACTTCGCCACCGCATCGCTGGTCTGCGAGGTGATCAGCGCAAGATTCCGCTGGAGAGTCTCATTGCTCCACTGCACTTCCCCCTCGTCCAGCCTTCCGCCGAGGTGAACTGACCTCATGGCGTCCGCGGTGATGGTCTGCCCGTTGCGGCAGACCTGCAGCACGACCCGCGGGGTGATCGCAAATGATCCGTTTCCGGTCTCCGAGTTGGTGATGACCAGGCCGGCCCACATGTGGGGAAGCTGGGAGCCACGACGCCCGGTGTACGGGTCCCTGTATTCCGCGACCAACCCGCTGGCGTTCGCCGCGATGCTCGGTGCGGTGACCCGGACGTACATACGCCGCTCGGTCAGGTCGGCGTCGACTTCGATCCCGGTGACCCCTGCCCGGCGGATCCCGCTGAGGGCAGCGAGCAGCACGTCCAAGTTGTCAATTGCCCGGTAGCGGTCTGATAGGACCGCCCGGACGATCCCGACCGTGCCCGGTCCATCGCATCCGGGGCAGGAACTCCAGTTGCCGTCTTTGCAGATCTCGCCGGACCCGAGGCAGACGCTGCAGGGGCCTTCTCCGAGCAGCCGTAGGAGTAGCTTGCCGGGGTACCGGTCAAGCCATCCATTGATGTTGGCGTCGTACAGGTCCAGGTGACTGTCGTGCATGCGCCGGAGATAGGCGCGGGGGATGTCGAGCTTGGTTGAGATCCCCTCGTCGGCGATGCTGTTCGGCCGGTAGCTGCTCCCGGCAACGGTCAGGATCCCGCCGCTTGCTCGTACCTGAGTCCCGCTGACAACGACGTCCGTTGCCCGGGTCCGTTGTGACCTCAGCGCTTCCGCGATGTTCTCAAGATCTACCCTGCGTAGTTGATCGGTTGGCATGTTGTCTCCCTGTTACGCGTGTTACCGGTTGTCCGGCTTGAGCTAATAACGTCTCACTCTTGTGGTCACTTTGGCATCCACCGAACGTACTACCTATGGAGACCAGTTGGGCTAATTAGTCCGATACACAGTCGAGTGTTACATGACTTGCGAAGTGATACGTTGGGTGCTCGCAACCCGAGCAGAGAGGCACTGAAATGGAGATCAAGACCGGCGACATCATCGACATCCCGGCCGGAAGCGACCACTACCGGCACGCTCCCTACCGGATGAACGTCCGCTGGACCAACCCGGCCAGCAACGGAAGAGTGATGATCGAAGGGACCGTGATCGACAAGACGGACGGAACGAACGTATCCAGCGGATACGTGAACGTAGTCCTCGATCCCCACGGCATCAGGCTCCACCACCGCCCCGGCACCAGGGTAAACATCCCCTGCCTCTCCTGCGAAGGCAACCACCGCAGGCATCTGGACGCACAGGACTCCGGATGCAACGACAGCTACGCGGATGCCGTAGAGCGCAAGGCGACCGGGCAAGACATTGACCGGTACACCACCCTGAAGACCTCCGGCGTTGGGCGGTACGGGCAGCCCGTCCAGAGGCTTATCAAGGAGACTTCAACGCCCGGTGCCGTGTTTGAGACATGCCTCGACACCGGGATCGAAACGTGCCGTTCGCTCCCCGGGACCCACGATCGCGGGTTCGTGGCCTACCCGGCTGAGCTTCCGAGCGGTGCTCAGATGACCTGGTGGCGAAGGGTAATCAACGGACGCCTGTACGACTTCACGAAGATCGTGATGTCGGACGGAGAGACCCGGTACGTCGTCCAGCGGCACACCGGATACTCAGATCTCCGGTTCAGCTGTGCGTGGGAGCAAGTCCACTTCATCACGGTGCCTGCCACCTCGGCACGTCCGGGTTTCACGCCCGAGGATGACGACGACGAGGAAGGGTTGTCCGCTTCGTTGCCGTACGCGGATGCCATCGGACGGCTGGTCAGCACTGGTCGTCTGGTCCTGGTCCTCGTAGAGCACGCCGAGATGCTGGGTCCTGATCTGGAGACGTTGACCAGTAGCCAGGTTGAGATTCTGCGGTCTCAGGTCCAGGTGCCTACCGTGCACGCCGAGTACCACCGCGGGTAGCTCCGTGCCCGGGTGCCCGCTCACCGGGCGGGCACCGGGCGGGCACCGGGCGGGCGGGCACCGGGCGGGCGGGCACCGGGCGGGCACCGGGCGGGCGGGCACCGGGCGGGCACCGGGCGGGCACCGGGCGGGCGGGCACCGGGCGGGCACCGGGCGGGCACCGGGCGGGCGGGCACCGTAACAACGTGCAGGAGAGAAGAAAGGCAAACCATGAGCTACATCATCAAACCAGGCGCTGACCTGGCCGGGGCGGACCTGACCCGGGCGGACCTGGCCGGGGCGAACCTGGCCGGGGCGGACCTGGCCGGGGCGGACCTGGCCGAGGCAACCATGACCGAGGCGAACCTGGCCGGGGCGGACCTGGCCGGGGCGGACCTGGCCGAGGCAACCATGACCGAGGCGAACCTGGCCGGGGCGAACCTGGCCCGGGCGACCATGACCGAGGCGACCCTGACCGAGGCGACCATGGCCGGGGCGAACCTGGCCCGGGCGAACCTGGCCGAGGCGAACCTGACCGAGGCGACCCTGACCCGGGCAGACCTGGCCCGGGCGAACCTGACCGAGGCGACCATGGCCGAGGCGAACCTGACCCGGGCAGACCTGACCTGGGCGAACCTGACCCGGGCAGACCTGGCCCGGGCGACCATGACCGGAGCTGACCTGACCTGGGCGGACCTGACCGAGGCAGACCTGACCGGGGCGAACCTGACCCGGGCAGACCTGACCGGGGCAGACCTGACCGGGGCAGACCTGACCCGGGCGGACCTGACCCGGGCAGACCTGACCTTGGCCAGGTGGGACGACACAACTATCTGGCCGGCAGGCAGCCGACCCTAGGATCGGCTGCCTGGCCAGCGGTGGATAGCCCGAGCCGGGCTCCAAGAAGGGCATCCAGTGCATGACCCAGATCAGGCATTCGCCGCTTTCGCGAACGCGATAGATGGCCTGAGAAACGAATTCGATACTTTAATCGATACCCGTCCGCTAAGCGAGCGAATGGGACAGAGTGCTAGTCCAGCACTCCGCGATTTCACGGACATAGCATGCACACCTAGGAGGACAGAAATGGCAACGCTCGCGCAAATCGTTGGGCAGCTCAATGCCATCGAGCGGCAATCTGATCTACTGACACGACAACTCCAAATGGCCAGAGAGGCCCTTCGGAGCGTCAGCGAAACATCCCGACAGATCGAGGGGATGACGCGACAGATCACAGACGGTACCGGGGTAAAGCCGAAAGCATTGCTCGCGATCAACCAGCGGGCAGGGTCTGTCACCACGACCGTTTCGCAGGCACTCCCGGTACTTTCCCGGCACTTTGAGTCGGCGAAGGTCATCGGAGACGAAGCCCGAAAGTACAAGATCGCGCTGATGGGAGGCTGATCTGGCCGGAAGGCCGTAGCATCAGCAGAGCAAGTGCTGCTCGGCTGGTCCCTCATCCCCCGTGACCACCCGAGCAAGGAGGCCCGGTAGCGCCATGAGCGCTACCGGGCCTCCCCTTGTTCCAGGTCAGCTAGAGATCATGCCGCGGATTGCATCCTGCACAGCGGCAATGATCACTGGCTTGTCGGCATCACCGAGCGGGGTATCCGGACAGGCAACTAAGGCCTCCGCGATCCTGGTCACCGCAGCGTCGTCAAGCTCGACGGAGACGATCCCGGCCGGAGCGACGTTAGCCCACTCGGCCGGCCGATCCCCGATGATCTGACCAACGAGATCACGGTTGCCGACCACCCGAACCGACCCGCCGTATCCGAGGCTCAGGGTGCCCTCGGCCGCGAGGGTTTTGATGTCTGCCATCTCGGCCTCGCTCTTGACCCATCGTCCCTGAACTCCGTCGGTGAAGATCACAGCGTTCGACCCGGTCCATCGAATGAAGCTCTGCATGGTGTCTCCCATCTCGTGTGCTGGCTCGGTTGGCGTGTCGCTGGGAAGCGCGATCGCCCATGGCTGGGTTCCGTCCGCGACCCGGTTGTCCTTGACGGTCGACACGTGCATGTGGCCCGTGTGCGGATCGGACCCAGAGTATGAGCGCCATGTCCAGGGGGCATTCGTGGCGCTGAAGATCCGCCGGTTAAAGATCACGTAGGCGACCCTCGGGTCACGTGACCTCCGAATCGCCTCGCTGATGATCGCCATGTCTGCGCCATGACCGGGATCCTGTGTGTAGTCCCTCGCCCGGACGATCCCCTGAGCATCCGGGTTGTGGTCACTCACCGTGCCCTGGTGGGAAGCATCCCCGATGCTCCCGTCCGAGGCCTTGTCGCGCCATGGCGCGACCGCATTGATCTGCTGAAGTAGCTTGTCGAGCCCATAGGACACTCGCCATGTCATCCTGGACCACCATCCAATCCCACCATCATCGCTACTTGACCGCCTCAACGATAGGCACAATCAGAGCAGCGAGAGCAATCAAGACCGCGATCGCGGGAAGTGGCCACCGAGCACGCTCAAGCACCCGGATCCTGGTCTCGTGATCAGTCCGTGACCGGGTCGTTTCCTCCGTCGCGACCGCCATCCGATCAACCGCCACCCTCAACGAGACCACCTGGTCATACACTTCGCGGAGGCCGATCACGACCGGCCCGATCTCCTCGGTCACGCGAACGGCCCCTTGAGATCTTGCCACCCGACATGCCAATTGCTGTCAGACGTGGCGCAATCGTAGAGCTTCAAGGTCCCATCCGTACTCGCCTCGACCACAGGAGTGATCGTCGTGGTACTCCCGAGGCCCGAGCAGTTGAAGTCCTGCTTGTACGTCGGCTTGTACCCATCCGGAAACGTAGCGATCAACTGACCATTACCGGCCGGCGTCCCCGTGAACACCAGATAGAACCGAATGAACTCGGTCCCGTTGAGCAGGTACATCGTGTACTGACTTGGCAACCAACCAGAAGCCCGGTTAGCAAATGGACTCTCGATCGCGAAGTTATGGAACGAATCGTATTCGAGAGCCTTACTCACCTCATCGAACCATGATCCGACGGGCGAGCCGACCGGAGGCGATGTCACCATGTTGATCCTCTCCTCTTACAAGACCCGGAGACCCGGGCGCCACAACCGCACATCAGCCCCGTCAGCATGCGTCTTGACGACACCGTTAACGCTCCGAGTGACGACGAAGGCCTGTGGGCTCGTCGCATCCCGGAACTCCCCGAATGTGCACTCCACCGGCAGGCTGCCAGAGTAGCCACTCGACAAGATCGCTCGTACACCTACCGACCCAGCTGCAGCCAGCGAAGCATCCGTCACCTCCGCCATCCATTGGGGTTCGCTGAACCCATCCGCCCAAGCCTTCGCCCGGAGCGTCGTACCAGCCACCTGGAACCGGAGCGCTACTCGACTTCCGGCTGCATGAACGAGATCCGTGGTCACGGTCGAGGAGATCGCAGATTCCGTGCCAGCTACCCGCTTCCGAACCGTGAGCTCAACAGCTTGTGCTGTCGTGAAAGCCAACCGCGCCGAGTACCAGTTGCTCGTGTCAGCCACCCTGGCAAGCAGGTGCATGTACTCGCTGCCACCCACGGCAAGATGATCGGTAGCGACCGACACCACCAGGTCAACGTCAGCCCCCGGGGCCGGAGCCAGACAGTATCTTGAGACGTTCGCCGAACCGGAAGAGATCGCACCGAACCCCGAGAGGGCACCCTGGACCACGGAGGCATACCGGTAGAAGTCATCGGTGAAGATTCCAGCCGCCCGAGCCGCCGACCCGTAGTCTCCGCCCGGGAAGAACGACTCCCTGAGCGCCTGAGACATCTCCAACTGGACCCCACCAGAGATCAGGTTGGCGTTGCAGATGTTCCCAGCATCAGTCCCCGCGATCTCGTAGGGTGCTGCCCCGGCCGCGTAACCAGCCCGGCCAAGAGCCGCTATCACCGCACCGGTCAGCAGTGGATCGAGACCACCGACCGCGGTCTCCGGGAGGCCGGCCGTCCCGACGTACCCGTGAAAGGACACTGTCCGAGATGACGCGGCGACCAGGGCAACGGCGGTCGGTTCGTCGAAGTTAGTCGCCGTGATGTGCAGAACCGAATTCCCGGTTGCCTTGATGCCCTCGAACTTGTACCAATCCATGCTCTCTCCGGCGACTTCCCGAGCCATCTCCCCGGAGCCGGGCTCGATCCCCCCAGCGTGGATCGCGATAGAAGCCCACGTTGCACCAGCCGGAGTACCAGACAAGATCTGGTAGTCGACCCCTTCAGTCTCCGCCGCTGCAAGCGCCGCGTAGTCGGCATACGTGTCAGCCATGATCTATCCCCCTACGTGGTGATCGTATAGAAGTCGCTGGCCGAACCACCCGTACAGGTCCAGGTCTCGCCGGTACTCGCCGTCCCCCAACCGCCCGTCTCGACCCGGTCGAACCGGTCATGGAACCGGTCCAGGATGCTGGTAGCGGTAACCCGCTCACCGTCGATGTCCAGGTCAACCGGCAAGTGCGTCGTCTCCGTGGTCCACAACGGGCCGCTACTTGTCGCCACCGACAGCGCCGTGCTGGTCGACGTCGACGCTCCGACGACAGTCGAGTACTCGGCCTCCGACCGGCCGAGAGTGTTGCTGCCCCGGGTGAACGCGTCGTACGGCCGCGCGGAGGAAACCACCAGGGACGCAGTCCAGTCGACGTCTGTCAAGGTCTCTGTCCACCCCTCGACGAAGACGTCCAGACCTTCCGGCATCCCGGCAACACCCTCCACAGCCGCCCGGATGGGTTGGGTCGCGATTGCAGCCAACCAGGGAGCCACGAGAGATCCGCCGTCCGTGGACAGATCAAGGTCTACCTTGCTTACCCCAGGGACATCGGGAGGCAACTGGGCCGCAATCCACTGCGCGATGCTGGTAAGCGTGTCGTCGCTGAACACGTTGACATCGGCGGTTGACTCGACACCCCCCTTGGCCAACACCTCGTCATAGGTGACAGTGACGCTACTGCCGTTAGTTCGGCTGACCTGGATTCCGCCGATGGTCTCGCCGACCTTCTGTGCCGGAACCGGGCTGCTGGTCTGATGCTCAGGTTTGATCGTCAGGATCGGGGCTGCCCCGTACCGAGATGCCCTCGTGGCATACCTCAACGTATGCGCGTCGACGCGTTCGACGAGCCGCCCGAAGTCGGCGTCTTCGACGTCCCGGAGGACGTCGATCAGACGTACCGTTGGCTGAGGCCCGAGCAGCGTTGTCTCTGCATACCCGGTGACGATGTCGATCGTCGTCTCATCCTGAGTGATCGCCCGGTACAGGCGGGTGTACGCGTTGTCCTCGGCGAATCCCTGCGACCCGAGGTAGGTCTCTCCCGGCGTGTAGGTGTTGTGAACAACCACATGCCCAACAGACCCGGACTTCAGAGTCGTCGTCGACACGGACATGAGCTCAAGCTTGGTTATTCCGCCAGCGGAGATGGTTGTGTCTGTGTCGTTTACGGTATTGCCCCCATCTAAGGTCATGTCGACCCGGGTAGACCCACCAGACGGCTGAACCCTCACCTGGACGTGATGCCACTCTCCGTCCAACACCAGCTTGGTATCCATGTCCAAGACAACAAACCCACCACCAACGACCTCCACACCGACAAGCCGAAGCACATCAGGGTCTGCGCTCCCACCATCCCACCCGAGGTCAATGGTCCAGGTGGCAGCGGTCGAGTCTGCCCCGGTGTACCACGTGATCGGAACGTAGTCGGTGTATGTGTCCGTCAGCCGCTCGGCCCGAACCATGAACTCAACGGTCCAGCCGGTACCCGTCGCGGTGTCGAGCGGAATCTCCCACGCGGTGGTTCCGCCGACACCGTCCCGCACGAACTCCGGGAGGCTCCGCGGATCCCCGATCGGCCCGGTGATCTGCGCGAACTTGATACCAGCAACATCCAGCGGGGTAAGACCAGCTATCGGCGTGGCAGCCCGAGAGGCTATCGCGCCGTCTGTCAGCGGAAGGTACAGCACCGGTGCTTCCGCGGTGATGATGCGCTCCAACGGGGATCTGATCTTGTCTTTCCATTCCATCCACCGGAGAGCCGATGACGCTTCCAAGTCGGCATACCCTGTTCCGTCCGTATCCCACCTAGCTTCGATCCGAGACAACCGACCATAGAACCAGGGCTCGTCCTCGACGTTGATTGCGACGATCGAGCCCAACCACCCATCGCGTTCCCAGTACTCGCCGGACGGATCCCATGGGTTCCAGACCCCAGCGGGGAGGTCCGGCTCACCACCAGCACCCACGGTCTGCAGTGTGAACGTAACCCGCCCCGGATCGGAACTGGTAGCGGACGGACCCGACCTGGCGAAGGTCCGGTTGATCCCATCCTCAGCCCGGACGTAGGCACTCACGTCCGTGAGATGCGTCCCATCGAAAACGATCACCATCTCGACAAGTACCGGATCGGCAGGGAAGCCCATGTCTATCTACCTTTTCGCTACGGAGACGATGCTGTTGCCGTTGCCACCGACCACGCTCACGGCATCCCGGATCACCTCAACGATCATGTCTGACATTCGGTTACCAACCGACCGGATCTCAAGGACGATCTTCTGGCTTGACCCGCTGCCGACTAGCGACCGGCTGGCAGACCGACCACCAGCACCGGACGTCAACGGTCCGTACAGGCCCTTTCCGGCCGCCTCGACCTGGCGGCTTCCGGCACTCATCCCGCCGACTAGCCCTGCAACGATCCCGGTCGTCGCGAGGTGATACATCACCTTAGATCGAGATGCGATGCCCATCGATCGCTTGAACCCGGCCAGGAAGTTGCTCGCCATGCTTCTTGCCAGGGATTCCAGTCGGCCGGCCGCACGCTGGATGCCGTTGACCAGCCCCCCTATGATGTCGCCTCCTAACCCAAGCAGCCTCCCGGGCAAGCCAGACAGGGCACTCCACACCCTTCCGGGAAGAGCTGCGACGTGACTCATTGCCCACCCGACTCCGGTGGAAACAGCCGATGCGGCCGACGACCAGGCCGAGCTCATCACACCCATCAGCGACCCCCGCAGGGACAGCAACGCGCCGATGATCCTCCCGGGCAACCCGAAGACGAACCCGACGATCCACGTAGCGACCGAGGACGTGACGCTCATCGCCGTGTTCCATGCCCAGGTGAAGACCCCGGAGACCAAACCAGGCAACGCCTGAAGTGCGGCGACAGCCTGTGCGGGGAACCGCATCACGGCTTGAACGATCTGTCCAAGGACGTAGCCAGCAGCGAACGCAGCTTGCGTGAATGCCGAGGTGATCAGGTTCCATAGCATCGTCGGCAACGCCTGAAGCGCGGCACCGATCCGGGCCGGCAGCCCGGTCACCCATCCGACCGCAGCATTCCACGCTGACTTGATCTTGTCCCAGACCCCGACGAAGAACCCCACGAACGGACCAGAGAACCAACTCCCCACCGCTGAAGCAGCACCCTTGATCGCACCCCACGAAGCCTTCCAAGCTGTCTGAAACCACGTCGTCTTCGTCGCGATCAACACGATCACGCCGATCAACAGCAGGACGCCGGCCACAATCCACGTAATCGGGAGAGCCCAGAGCGACAAGCCGAAAGCCCAAGTAGCCGCCGTCCCGACAGCCTCCGCTGCAGCCATGACACCCTGCACAGCAGCCCATGCCTTCGTCGCTGCAGACACGACACCGATAGCAGCACCTACCCCGACGATCCACGGCATCGCCTTCTGCAGAGCATCACCATGCTTCGTGATCGCATCAGAGAGACTGTTCGCGTACGGCAGTGCTGCTGACATCGCGTTCGTCAGTCCGGTCTGCAGAGCGGCCTTGAACTTCTGAGCACGGGCCGTCCCGGACTCCTGCAGGGTGTCTCCCGCGGCCTTGACCGATCCGGAGATCTGTCCCATCGCAGCAACCGCGGTGGATGGATCGATCGCGTACAAGGCCTGCCCGAGGTCCTCAGCCTTCGGGCCGAACAACGCCACAGCAGCCGATGCCCGAGCAACCGGGTCGGTCATCGACCGGAGCCTGTCCAACGTCAGGTCCAGCGCAGCTGACGCGCTTGATCCTCCCTTGCCGACCTCGGCCGCCATCGTCGTAGACGACAACCCGATCAACTCGAAGCCCGTCGCTGTAGCCTTCGACCCATCGATCGATCTAATCGAGAATTCCTTCATGGCATCAGCGACAACATCAAGATCCCGCGCGCCAGCCTTAGCGCCTTGCTGGAGCATCCCCATCGACGTGGCCCCATCAAGACCAAGGTCGCGGAACTTGGTCGAGTACTCACTCCATGTATCGAGCAGATCGTCAGCGAGATCACCGGTCCCCCGCAAGCCGGCGTAGATGATGTCGTAGGCTTCCTCCGCTGAAGCAGCCATCCCCGTCTTGAGCATCTGTCCAGCGGCTCGGGCGCCACGCGTCACATCCACCTCATATGCAGTCGCCAGGGTTTCGGCGGACTGAACCGCTCGCTGGACCCCAGCGGTATCCGTTGCCTCCGCAAGCCCCGCCTGAATGGCCACCCGCGCGGTGTTCATGTTCTCCGACACCGATGTGCCGAACCCCGACGCGTAGGCCTTCCCCGCGGCTGCCCCGATCCCGGCCGCTGTCGCCTTGTCGACGCCGAGTTGGGCTTGCACCTTCAGCTGTGCGTTGCCCTTCTCGATGGCACCCGCGAGGCTCGTCATGATGGCCGCACCAGCGGCAGCACCGACAGCCAAACCCGCAGTCTGGAGTTTGCCCTTCCACTTGCCCGTTGCCCGGTCCATCGTCCCGGACGCTCGGCTCATCGCTTCCTCGGTCGCATCTCCGACAGCCGACATCCCGGTGCCGACCGCGCGTGTTGCAGCAAGGGCACCAGCCGGGTTACCCAGCAGGTTGAAGAGCAGGCTCGTATCGGACATGGCTATCCTCTCGCTGCCTTCCGTATGGTCTCTGCCAGGACCTCGGCAGCCTCACGACGTGCCTGCGGTTGGGCCTCTCGCATCGGCTCATCGAACCAGCCAGGCTCCCCGATCTGAGAGACCCAGGCGTTACCGCCATACACCGGGTGCCGCCAGCCGGCCGGGCGGTTAAGCCGATTCGGGGCGTTGACGAACCCACGCGGCAGCCCAGACCGCTTCCTGACGCTCACCCGCACGCCAGCACTCTTCCCGCCGGTCGCGGCCTTGACCCGGACTTGGCTGGCTACCTTAGCGCCGAGCGAGCCGCCAACCGACCGCTGCGCAGACCGGTGCGGGATCGCCCGGACTCGGCCCCTGGCCCGAGCGGCAGCGGGCTCGGCAGCTGACTTCAGCGCGGCGACAAGCTCCTTGCGGAGCGTCTTCCCATCGGAGATCTTCCGGAGCCGTTTCGCTACCTCGCGGAGGTCCTTCACGTCTGCCTCTATCAACTGCCCAGCCATGGCTACCTTTTCTTCGCATCCTTCCGGGCATTGTCGACAACGCTCTTGGCGTCCTCCCACTGGCTTACCGTCAGCCGGCGCACGTCCCACGGAGCGATGTGCAGCAACGACGCGACGTCAATCCAGTACTCGTCCACCTCGTCGTCTACTCGGCTTTTCCCTGACCTTCCGGAGCCGAATCAAGCTGCTCGTGCAACGCTTCGATGATCTCTGCCTTCTCGGCTGGGTCCTGCCGTCTACGTGCGTTGACCTCGTCGATAATCGCGGAGACTTCAGCTTTGGTGTATTCGACTTCGATCTCATCAAGCCGCGGGTCAACGTCCTCAAACCTGATCATCGGGTGGTCACGCCACAGCAGGTACCACAGCAGCACCCTGCGTGCTCGTGCCGACCCAGCCTGAACAGCCGCCAGGAACCGGGAATAGCTTGGCTTGTCTACGTCGTACCGGCGCTCGATCACGTCCGCGGCAGACAGCGAGACATCCTTGGGATCGAACTCCCACGTTTGGGGCTCGTCGGCCCCGGCCTTCCGATAGGTAACGATCATGTCCCTCATCGTAGGCCCAGCAAGAGGCCACGCCCTACAGGTAGGACGTGGCCCGTGGATGAGCTACCGGACAGGCCGGCTGTCAGGCAACGTTCCGGGCGATCGCGCCACTTGACGGGAAGTCGCAGTCGACCTCGACCAGGTCCCCGGGCTTGCCCTTGATCGGAGTCCACGCGTTGACGAGCAGGCTGCCCGTCCATGACGGGTTGGATGCGCTGACCGCCGCATCGTCAGCCTTGACGACAAAGGCGACAGCGGCGCCAGCCACGAACAGATCCCACATGATCTCATCGAGACTGTTGTCCGTGAAGTCATTGAGGAACTTGACCTTCACGCCACCTTCCTTGCGACCACCACGGACCTCCTTCCAACCACCAGAAGCGAAGGTTGTCTTGTCCTTCTCGTCGACCTTGACGCTGACCTCGCATTCCGTAGTCCACGAGGTGAGATCGTTGCTGTCGATACTCAAGGTCGCAGCCTCAAGCACCATCGTTGTCCCGGTAGCCATCGCGCGGTCCTCCTGTTAGTAGATCCCAGCTGCGACTACAGCCAGGAAGCTCTCATCACCAACGGCCGACAGATCCCACTCTGCTCGATACCAGGTGTCAGCGTGGACGCCGGCAGCGGACCGAAGGGCCTCGCCGCCCACCACGGACTCTTGAGCGAACGTGATCCGAGTCTCCGGTGATCCGGTGAAGTCCTCAACCGAATCTGAAGTGATCGTGACGTCAAGCGTCGGGGCAGCCCCAGCAACGCTGAGGACGTGAAGGGTCGCGTACAGCCGCTGGCCGGCCGCGAGTGCGCCGAGCTCAAACGCCGACCCGACACCATCGGAAGCCAGGGCCGCCCCAGAGCCAACCAGGAACATGCCGCGTGCCACCGGCCATGACGACATGCACTCGATCTCCCAGGGGTCCAGCGCACCGACCTTACCCAGGGTCTTGTAGCTTCCGCGGAAGACCTTCGTTAGGTACGCCAGGTTGCCCTCTGTCGCCTCGTCCGGGCCGATGGTCCAGGGATCTACCTCGCCGAGCCTCGCCCATGCGTCGTACTCGACGGTCCCGGAGCTTCCCATCTCGACCAGCCCAGATGCGGTGATCGCAGCCTTCGGGAGGCCACCGCGGACCTCCTTCCACCCGGCGCTTCGGAACGAGGTCTTGTCGAGCACCTCCCGGTCAGCTGCCATGGAGACCTCGTTGGACTGCCCCGACAGATCACACCCAAGGACGAATAGCCTCGTGTCAATCAGCGTCTCGGTGTTGCCTGTGCTCATCCCGTCACCTCGATCTCGATCATTGCACCGTAAGGGTCAGAGCTACCGAACGGGTACTTACGGTATCCGTTGATTGCTGACACAACGAGGGTGTTCGCGGCTCCATCAAGCGGCAACGTGCCCGGCACCGCCCGCATGTCGTACAGCGCGGCCAGCACGGACCCGGATCCGGACTCAGCAAGGTACGCGTCGAGAGCCTGCTGTCCGGCCATCGGGTCGCTATCCGACACGAACACGTAGGTCTCGATCACTGCCTTTTGCCGACCACGGAAGGTGATCCTCGGCTGGATCACAACCCCAGCAACACAGAAGCACGGGGGAACTACCAGGTCAGGGAGGTAACTCCGGCACTCCAACCCCGTGACTCGGGAGGCAACCCCTACCGCGATCGCCGTCTTCACGTCGCTGATCTGCACGTGTCATCCCCCCGAGTACTTGACGAAGTTAGCGACCAGCGGAACAAGATCCGGATCAAGGCGAGGGATCTGCGCGATACCCCAATCCGCGGAACCCTTGACCCCGGACGGCGACAACCGCCGATCGAACAGCCGCAACGACTGCAGCCTGGTAGCGGTCACGACACCATCCGGGTACCTGACCGGCCATCCCCACTGTGTGGTCACGCCGACCCGCCGGTAGGCATCCCAAGACCCACCATCGATCGCTATCGCCTCGATCGCGTGGCCCCGCGCAATCGCGTTGTCCGGGGCCGTCAACACGGTGCCCGTCAACTCAACACCATCGACCGTGATGGTCAGAGCTTCGCTCGTTGAGATGTCGTCGACAAGCAGCCACGACCGGACAGTCCCACCAGCCCTACGCCGGTACACCCGCTGAGACGTCTCGTACATTCGCTCTGTCGCTACCAGGTCGCGGCTGAACACACGTCCACCGCACGCTGTCTCGACGGCACGGGACGCACCGACCAATGCCCGTAGCAGCTTACGATCATGCTCGGTGCCGGTCAGGTCAAGCTCATCTTTGACATTGGCCAAGGTCTCGTAGACCAGGGTCGAGGTCACGTATACCGTGACTGCCTCGGTCACAGCCTCGGCAGCGATCTCCCCGGACAGGGTCGCTGTGTATATCCCGTCCGCGAGAGACGTGCTGGTTGACCACACGTAGGTGTACCGGCCGGATCCTCCGGCACCTATCCCGACCGCGGTCGGCCCGACGACCACGGCACTGTCTGAGTCCGTGATGGTCAGGCTCGCGGTGCCGGCATCCAGATCGGCATCCATAGCCCATATCAGCGCGGCATCAGTGCCAGCCTGAACAGTGACGCTACTCATCGTCATCTTCTACTTGCAGGAAGACGACTCCCCGCGGGGTGAGGAGATCCAGGTACCGGATCCACGGCAACGCCCGAAGCTGATCTCCGAGCGGGTTGTGTTGCGGCCCAGTGTCATGGACGCCGATGATCGCGCCCGGAGCCAACCACCCGAAGTCACGCAACGCGACCAACTCCGGGATCCGAAGCTCAGTCAAGGAGTCCAGCCACGCGAACCCCACAGTCCCGATGGACATCTCTCCCCTACGCTCTACCGGGACCGTCAGATACGGCAGGCTCTCAGACTGCACGATGTCAACAGGGAGACCGGAGCATCGACCTGACGCGATCTGCCATAGCTGACTAACCGGTTCCAGCGACAGCAACCGACCATGCCCGTTGGCGACCAACGCCCGGCCGATCGCGTTTGATGTCTGCCCGATGCACGCACCCGTCTCGACGACGAGACTTGGCTGAAGTGCCCGGACGAATCTCGCGACAAGCTCCGTGACCTCAATCTCGGTCGACTGGGCATCGGGAGAGTGCCACAGCTCAGGGTGCGGGCATTCTGGTCTGCGGGCGGTCCAGCGCGATTCGGGATGCAAAGGGAAGACGTCCTCGCTCGGTTGCTCCGACATCGGCCGGGGGCTTCTGGATTCCCGGGCGTTCCGTTCCTGGTCATAGGTCACCTCGTCCAGAAACAACCCATCGCGGTGATGGGTGGTCTGCACACCGGTGTCTACGTGGATCTGATCACCGACCGCCGCAACCCTGGCGCAGAACGAGAGGTCCTCGCTGAACCAGCGTGGTTTGCCTTCCGGCGCGGCCGACGGGTGCTTCAACGGCTCGAACCAGACCGGTCCGATCTCTTTCTTGATTCGCTCAAGCAGCCCCCGGTGGATGAGTAGGCACGCGGCCCCGGTGGCGTCCACCTGGATAAGCTCGTTCCGGGGGTAGTCCAGGATCGGCGCGAAGCCTTCCTCCTGGGTCGAGTCAACCCTCCCGTACTTGAAGAGTGTCGGTTCGATGCGCCAACGCCTCGCCCCTAGATCAGCAGGGACGCTCGGGTCCCACTTCTGGCGGAAGCACAACGCGCCGACCATCGGCCGTTGCTCCTCGTCGGCAACAAGCAGGAGATTGTCGAGGAGATCCGGAGCGAACCCCATATCGGTATCGATCGTCAGCATCCAGTCGGCTTTCGTGTCAGCCAGGAACCGTTCGATCAGCTTGTTGCGTCCGTGCGCGACCTCACCGACCCCGGCCTCAACATGCAGATACCCGCAACCCTCGCGGATCATCCTGGCCTCGTGCCCAATATCCCAAAGCTGCAGATTGGTTAGAGATCGGCCGAACACCGATGACCAGGTGCCGCCGTCGATTATGGCGAGCGCGACTCCCCCGCTGGTCTGATCGTTCACTTGGTCCTCCCACCACGCCGGGTTCCCGGACGGGCCGATGCGTCCTCGATCTGGACCGAATCGATCTTAGGTGAGTCAACGGCAAGACCGATCTGATCGAACAGCCACGCCGCTTCTTGCACCATGTAGTGATCCTCCGGGTACGAGACCACCGGGTTCGGTACTTCCATCTGTCCAGTTGCCTTGAAGTACACAGCGTGCTGTCCCGGATAGGAGACCCGGTAGTACTTCTTGTCGCTCATGACCTCTCCCTAACCCCATGAAACGAGATGGGCCGGTCGGCCCCGTGGGAACCCGACCGGCCCGATTGCCAGCGTACGCCTTGATCCTTACGCAGAGGTCTTGTCCTGCAGCATCCGGAACGCCACGTCAAGCACCGAATCCGAGCCGTTACGCCACCAGCACACCCAACCCCGTTCACCGGTCGGCATCCCGCCGGTGGTCTGCGAGGTCAAGTTCTGAATGAACTCAACCGCCATACCGGCCGGCCGGTCGACGATCACGAACTTCGACCAGTCGCCGACAACGACCTCATTGTCCCGGACCGTGGTCGTCACGTCCGCAGGCATGTCGTCGCTGGTGTGCCATGGCTTGCCCTTGAGCGTCGGGGCCAAGGCCTCGGCCAGGGTCCCGGTGTACGACGAGCCAACCGCCGTCCCAAGCTGCTGAATTCCGTCAGCCCATACGTCGTTCATCAGCCATTGCGCGTTACGTCGGAAGCGTTGAGGGACCGCCCTGAGCAGGCCGTTGATGTCGACGACACCGATCGTTGCCGCGGTGGTCGACGTAACCTCGACGTTCGTGTTCGCATCAAGCGCGGTCACGATCCCGGTTGCCTCGGTTGTTCCGGCGCCGTTGCAATGCTTGTCGCCCTCGAGGACGTCCCGCGAGTCCGCGAACAGCATCAAGAGCTCACCGGCAAGATCCGGGATGTCCTCTACCGCCTGGTAGGTGGCCTTCGCGAATGTTCGGTTCGTGAAGAGCGGAACCTCCGGCTCCGAGAATGACGGGCTGTCATCGGAGATTTCCGCGTACTCGGCATCCGTCGATGCCGTCATGCCAGCGGAGACGATGCCCTTCCAAGTGTTGCCCTGCCCCGGGTCCAGCGTCACTACCCGAGCGATCTGGCGGACCACGTTCGCCGATCCATCGCTCGACAGCATGATCGTCGGGTCCAGGTACAGAGGGACCAGGAACCCACCAGAGGTAGAGGTACCGACCGCGATTGCCGCACGCTCTTCAGCGTTGAGCGTCACTGCGGCCATCGGACCAGACCTGACGATCTTGTTGAAGGCAGACGTGTACTCGGGCAGGCTCCGCATCAGAAGCTGATGCCCCCATGCGCGGGTAGCTGCCTGGTTCCATTCCGGAGAGTCGCTCTGCCTGGTCAGGTGTCGCCTAAGCACCCTCTCGATGTGCTTCTCGTCTTCGCTCCGGAGCAGATCGACCCGGCCATCGTTCATGCGCAGCAATTCGCCGACGACGTTACGGCCGTCCCAGCCCTGATGCACTCCGCGCTGAACAAGCTCACGAGCCCGCGTGAAACGATCCGACCCAGACGGATTCCCGAGATGCAGCGATCGCCACTTCTTACGGGAGTCCTTCACTCGTTGGGATCGCTCGGCCGAGTCCTGCTCGACCTCCGCGGTCTCCAGTGCGCTTCGCGCTTCGGCCTCGGCCTTGTCTGCCTCGTCGCGTTCGGTCTGCGCACTACGCTGGTCTGCGTCTAGTTTGTCCCATTGGTTTCGCTGCTCTTCAGTGAGTTCATCCCCGGCTTCCGCATCAAGATTGCGGAGGCTGGCAACGATCTCTTCGTTCCTGGCCCTGGCCGCTTCGGCCCGGTCCCGCGCATCCCGGAGCGCGGCCCGTAGTTCGGCGATCGTCACTGGTCACTCCCTGGCCTACCGAGATGCAAGGCTTGCCTCTCGGATCCTGCGGGCACGCGCCGCGCGTCCCGCTACCTCCGAGCGGCCTCCGGCCGGCTCGTTCGGCTTGCCCGACGCGGCCCGCTCCTGCTCGCCGGTGGCCTTGCCGGCCGGCCCCGCAGTGCTGGTGCGTAGATCCATAATGCGCTTCCGGAGCGCGTCAATGGAAGCCGGATCCCGGTGCGCCATCCGCTCATACAACCGATCAGTGTCCGACCGGCAACTGTTGAGCTCACTCGTGGCCTCCGGGTTGGCCGGCCACGTCACCGGACCCGCCTCGAACAACCGGACCTCCCGGATCGTCCGCTCGGGCAACCCATCCGGGTTGCTGTCGGATGCGCCCGGGTCGTGGTTCCATTCGTCCTTTACTACGTTGAACATGAATGATGATCCATATACACCCTCGCGGAGGCCCGGTGCCAAGTCCCGGTTGTAGGTCGTGTCAAACAGGTCCGCTTCGAGCACCGCATAGTCGCTGTCTTCGCGGAGCACGTCAACCCGACCGAGCGGCTTGTCTCCGACATAGAAGTCGTATCCGTGGTCGAACAGTGAGACGATCTGCCCGGTTCCCTTCGGTCCCCGCTCCTTCATGGTCTTGCGGAACGCACCCCTAGAGGTCCGTTCCAGGAACCTTCCCTCCCACCAGGAATTGATCTCATACCAGTTGTCGAACCGTGAGAATCTCACCACCATCCGGCCGAGCGTTCCGTCTGCCGTCTCACCATCGGTTCCTGCTCGGGTCGGTAGCGACCGGACCACGACAAGCTCCGGCATCTCCACAGCCGGGACAACAGCACTGTCTGTATTCACTTCGTACCTCCGGGTGCTTCGTTTCCGGCTGGGTTCGTCGTCGGGTCGCTCTGTACTCCGCCGCTGTTCGGCTCGTCTCCCCACGTCACCGGTGGAAGCCCCTCGATCGCACGGACCTCATTGACAACCTTCCACCTGTTCTGCAGCGCCGACGCATGCGCTTGGAACCTGGCAAGCGTCGTCGACTCAAGCAACGCATCCCGGTCAAGGATCACGTACTGACCGACCGGCAGCATCCATGAGAACATGCGCTCCAACCGGCGGATCCACTTACCCAGCGACAAGACAAGCAGATGTGTCATCCGAGACTCAACGTTCGCGTAGGTCAGCGAGCCACCTGATTGATACCCAAGGACCTCGGCCACGCCAGGGCCGAACATCCGGCAGCACTGGGCCTCGCTCGCGCCGAGAGTTTCCAAGAACTGACTCTCCTCCGGCACAACCTGCAGCGCCTTGAAAGACCACTGCTTACCTACCAGCGCCGGTTCGCGGCTTCCCCGCAACCCGGCCATGAACCGGTTCTTGATCTGCTTGACCTGGTCGTCCGTCAGTGCCCATACGTCCACCGCGTCAGAGCTCAGGATCCCTGACGGGTGCGCTCCTTCCGTGAACCACTGGACCCCGTACCTCTGTGCCATCAGCGGCAAGGCAATCTGTGATGCGTGCCGGGAGATCACAGATTGCCCGAGGACCGTCTCTGGTAGCGGGTTGACTCTCCGGTGAACGAAGGTCTCCATGTCCACCGGCCGGCCGTTGTGGGTCCAGACAACCCCACCATTGGAGTAGTCAATCATCGGCATGCACGAGTCCGGGTGCCAGACATCAACCTGAACCGGGACACCACCACGCCGATCAAGAACGTCACCCATCATGTTGCCGCGCATCAGCCACGACATCATGATCCGATAAGCCCAGTCCTCCCTACCTACCTGGTCACCACCAGGGTCATCAAGGTATCCCGGGGCCTGCCGTTGACGCCGATCTGCTCCAACACCGCTGAACACACCAAGCGGAAGCTCGGAGGACAGCGAAGCGAATAGATCGGAGGCAGACCCGACAGCGATTGACCGAAGCGCATCGCCGATCGTCGAAACGCTAATCGTGTCATACGTGCTGCCACCAGACAGGTACTCAGACAACGACAGCTGTCCGGCGATTGTCTGGCGCCGCTCACCACCAGGGGATGCACTGCGGACCCAGAAACTCACCGCGGACCACCCTCAACCATCGTTTCGTCCCTGGCCGGCCGGGATGCTGCACGTTCCTGCATGCCCCGGGCGATGTCGTATGCCAACAGCGCGACCCCGGCAACTATCGTTGCTGCGGGCCTAGACCACTGGGCAACGCCGGCCACGACCACGACCGGCCCGGAGACTCCGGGACCGTACTGCCGGACCACGGCAACCACCCGCCCAGCAACATACGCCCCGCTACCAGCCAATCGCTTTGGATCCATGACGACAGCGTACGGCGGTCTTCTACGCTGGGTCGAGGACGTGTACCCTGCCCACCTCTACCGGATCGACCCAACGATCTGCTCAGCTGTCAGCGGATGCTCGTCAAGCAGCGCCCGGCGCTGATGCCATCCCCACCGGGCCAGACTCGCGCCGAACAACGAACTGATGTCATCAGGTGAGGACCGCCGTCCCCAGGACTGAGCTCCGTCTCCAACGTCCCGGAGGACCGCGATGCCTACCGCCGCGTTCAAGCGGGGGTCATCGAGATGCGCGAACTCCTCGACCTCGGAATCGTCGTCAACCCCGTCTACCGCCACTCCTCTCCGGGACGCGGTCACCTTGACGGCATCAATCAGCTGAGCAGTTGCCGAAGCATCCTGCGGTAACCCCGTGACGAGCAGGTCACCACGGCGTGGCTGCTGTTCCCCTGCCGGCCGATCGCCCGGGTCCGGGATCCCGGCCTGCTTGATCGCGTCGATCGTGGATGCCAGAGGACCACGTGACGAAACGACGATGACCAGCGGATTGTGTGACTTGCGGAGTTCCGCGAGCCGCTCAGGCACCCATGTCACTCCGGCGCGCCGGTCAACGACTTCGGCCTGGCCGACTCCGTCCGACCTAACCCCGTAGACAGTGATCGAGGCCCATGCCCGGCCCGGCGCAGCATCGGCCCCGATCGCGACATCGACCGGCGCCAGCGACTCGTTACCACGCGCTTCCGGCGCCGCACAGGCCTCCCACGCAGCGTCCGGGATCGGTTTTGACTTCCTGGTCCGGTACGGCGGTTTGGGCCATGCGCCGAGCTTTTCTAAAGTGAACGTGCGTAGCGACATCGCCCGAGCTTCCCTCGCTACCTGCTCAATCCGTTGGAGCCGGCCGATCGCCGGATTGTGCCTCTGCCACAGTTCCGGGTCCTTCCGGATCGGTAGCAACCCGTCGCGCTTACGGTCTGCGTCTACCCGCTCGGCGTCGTCAACCCACCACTCGGGACCCCAATCCAGGTAGCAGAGCTCATCATCGGTCAGCACATCAGGGTCCTCGGCGCGTGCCCGTAGGTCGTACATCACCTGGCCGGTGGCTGTCTCCGGATCCACCCGCATCTCATCTATCGAGTCCGGTAGAGGCGGCGACGACGTGTACCACAGCTGTGGATCATTACGTGTTCCCATGATCGGAACGAGTGCCCCACAGAACGTACGGGTCAACCCATACGCCTCATCCAGAAACACGCAGTCACCAGCAAGACCACGAGCCGCATGCTTGGTCCTCGTGTGGAACTCGATTCTCCTAAGACCCGTCAGCTTCTCTCGGCTCTCGCCGTACAACTCGATCGCCATGTTGACGTGGCTGGTCAACACCCTCTTGACCTGCCTACGAAGGTCATCAGACGAGTCGTAATACAACATCATCCGTTCCTGGGCATCAGTCACGGTCTTTAACCTGGTCGCAGTCCAGACGATCCGTTTCTCCCCGAACAAGTGCACACCCGCAAGCGCACGGGCCTCAAGAACACCACCCTTACCCATCTGTCGGACAGCCCACAACGCGACTTCGAAAGCGGCCCACCGACGCTGCCCATCAGCCGACACCTGCTCACCGAGGGCATCGACCAGGTGGGCACGCTGATACGGCTGCAAGACCAATACCCCAGTCGACTCCGCAAGCTCGATCGCCTCCGTCCCCGATGAGCCAACCGCCGCCGGAACGATCCGGACCCTGGGCTCATCCCGACCGCCGGGCATCCCGTCGCCTCCTGAGCTCATCATCGACCGCAACCGGGTCCGGAGCGATCGGCGCGTCAACAGCTGGCCGGGACACCGGCATCCTCTTGTCGATCAGCCCAAGGATGCCCGACAGCGCCTTGACCAGGGTCGCGATCTGTCGCGGATCACCAGCTGGCCGGCCGCACTTACACGGGCAACCTTCCGCGTGGGAGACGTACTGCGCGTCTAGCTGCTCGGCCAGCTGGTCACGTAGCCGCTTAAGGGTAGCTGTCGAATCGCCACGCCGAGCGACAGTCAGCAACGATGCTCGCCTCGTGGCCACGACTGGTCACTCTCCTTTCCCTGGTGCTTGGTTTCCTGCGTCCCTGTACTCACAGCCATATCCCAGAAGCGACGATCGCGTACAGACCCGAGGCCGCTACCAGTGCTCCTCCGACGATCGCGATCGGCAGCATGTCCAACCCGACCGGCTCAACCCATATGTTACTTTCCGTGACAAGGATCTCTGAGGTATGCCGCACGCGGAGCGTAACCATCTCGTCGTGACGCTCGGCAACCCTCTCCGTGACGTCGCCACGATCAACATGACTCAGCGTGGGGGTCAAAAATAGGGGAGG